GTGAGCGAGGCCCTGTCCGAGGAGGAGTTCTGGCGCCTCGCGGCAAACGAGATCGGCCGGCAGCCCCGTGCTGCCTTGTTGAAGGCGATGCCGGGCTGGACGCAGATCGCACGGGCCTCGCAGCTTCCGCCCGCCGGCGACTGGCGGCAATGGCTGATGGTGGGCGGGCGCGGCTCGGGCAAGACGCGGGCCGGGGCCGAATGGGTACTCGGCATGGTGGAGGGTCGCCCGCCATTCGCGACCGCGCCGCATGGGCGGATCGCGCTTCTGGCTGAAACGCTCGGCGACGCGCGCGAGGTGATGATCGAGGGCGAAAGCGGCATCCGGACGGTGGCGGTCGCCGACAAGCCGAGCTTCGAGACGACGCGGCGTCGGCTGGTGTTTCCCAACGGCGCGGTGGCGCAGGTGTTTTCCTCCGAAGACCCGGACGCGCTGCGTGGCTATCAGTTCGATGCTGCCTGGGGTGACGAACTGGCCAAATGGGTTCATGGCCAGGAGTGCTTCGACAACCTGCAACTGGCGTTGCGGCTCGGGGCGCGCCCACGGGCCTTGTTCACGACGACGCCCCGGCCGGTGCCGCTGGTGAAGCGGCTGATGAGCGATGGCGAGACGGCCGTGACGCATATGCGCACAAGCGAGAACGAGGCCAATCTGGCGGAAGGCTTCGTGGACGCGATGCGCCATCTCTACGGTGGCTCGCGGATCGGGCGGCAGGAACTCGACGGCGAGTTGATCGATGCAAGGGACGACGCCTTGTTCGACCGCGCTTCGATCGATGCGGCAAGGGTGCGCAACGCGCCGGAGCTTCGGCGGATCGTGGTGGCGGTGGACCCGCCTGCGACGGGAACGCAGAAGTCCGACGCCTGCGGCATCGTCGCGGCGGGGATCGCCGGGGACGGCACGATCTATGTGCTCGCCGACGAAAGCCGGCGGGGCTTGAAGCCGCCGGAATGGGCGAGGAGCGCCGTGGCGTTGTTCGAGCGGCTGGAAGCCGACCGGATCGTCGCAGAGGTGAACCAGGGCGGCGATATGGTGGAGGCGGTGATCCGGGCGGTGCGAGCCGATGTGCCGGTGTCTTCGGTGCGCGCTTCGCGCGGCAAGTGGCTGCGGGCGGAACCCGTCGCCGCGCTCTACGAACAAGGCCGCGTGCGCCATGCCGGCAGCTTCGCGGCGCTGGAAGACGAGATGGCGGATTTCGGCCCGGACGGATTGTCGGCGGGGCGCTCGCCGGACCGGCTCGATGCGTTGGTCTGGGCGGTGACGGCCTTGAGCGTGCCGGTGGCAGAGCCGCGCGTGCATAGGTTGTAAAACTTGTTGCGGCGATAGGTAGAATCACGCAGGTTGGAACTAAGGATGGAGAGTGATCGTCGCAGGATGTTTCGATGCGCATTGGTCGAGCTCGATACGCTCGACATCTCGGTGACGACGAACGGCTCCAGTCATGTCGCCCAACTGCCGATTGGATACGATGATGAGACCGGCCTGCGGTACTCCTTGTTCGTGGCGACGGACATGGTGGCGGGATACGGGCGCGACACGAAGGAACTTATCTTTTGTGTTCTGCGCGCGGACCCGGAAAGCGGTGAAGTGGACGAGATCTGGGATGGTCTTGTCACCCGGCTCGTGGTGACCGAAAGGCAGCATCGTGCAGCGATCATGGGGGCTGTCGCACAGATGGTGCGGGCGTTGATTGACGATGTGAAACCCCGTGTTGTAGTGATGAACACGCATACCGCGAACCTTCCGCAGAAGGCATTAGTGAAATATCACTACATCGCCTCCATATTCCACGCGGAAGGATATGTGGCGGGTCCGAGCGATGTATGGCACGGCCTTCATACATGGATGATGGAACGACGCGCATGAAATGCTGGTTGATCTACCGATAGGCTTGAACCAATCCATGCGAATACAAGATGCCGAAAGGGTATCGAACATGCAGCCCATCGATCGCGATACGCAGATCGCACTGATGAAAAACACCGAAGAACGCCAGTCGATGCGCGTTAAAGCGCTCCTGCGCGTGCCGCAAATCAAGGCCCAAGCGTTGAAATGTGCCTTCGATAAGGAAGACGCTGCCTTCACCTCCAAACATGTGCGGGTGCAGCGTAAGGTCGGTTGATCCGGCCTTACTCTTCGTATTGGAATTGACGGAAGGCCTCGCGAAAGCGGGGCCTTCCGCATTTCAGGCCTTTCTCGAAGGTGATGTCGCCAAGCATCGCCTCAAACTTTTCGAACAGGAGACACGCATGGGACTGCGATCGGCGATCGCGGCGCGGTTTTCGCGCGCGCCGGAAAAGGGGACGGCGGGAGGGCCTCGGGAGGGGAAGTCGGCGATGGGGGGCGGGACGTTGCTGTTCGCGGGGCTGGATCTTGCGGGCGGCGGGGGCGAGCGGTCCTACGAGGCGCTGGCGCGGGATGGTTTCATGCGCAACCCCGTGGTTCACCGCTCGGTGCGGCTGGTGGCGGAGAACGTCGCGGCGGTGCCGCTGGTGCTCTACGAGGGCGGTCGCGAAGTCGAGGCGCATCCTCTCATCGACCTCCTTCGTGAGCCGGACGGGAACGCCGACGGCATCGGGCTTCTGGAGCGGGTCTGCGGGCATCTGATGCTTGCGGGGAATGCGTATATCGAAGCCGTGACGTTGGAGGGGCGGCCGCGCGCGCTGCATGTCCTGCGGCCCGACCGGATGCGCCTTCTGGAAGGGCGGGACGGCTGGCCGGAGGCTTACGAGTATCGCGTGGGCTCTGCCGTGCGGCGGATCGCGGCGGGGGGCGAGCCTTCCGCGCTTCTGCACCTGAAGATGTTCCATCCCTTGTCGGACGGAACGGGTTTCGCGCCGCTGGCGGCGGCGGCGCAGGCGCTGGACCTTCACAACACGGCGGCGCGCTGGAACCGCTCGCTGATCGAGAACTCGGCGCGGCCGTCCGGGGCGCTGATCTACAAGCCGGGCGAAGGCGGCAACCTTTCGCCGGACCAGTTCGACCGGCTGAAGACGGAACTCGAGGCCGGATATGCGGGTGCGGCGCGGGCCGGGCGGCCGATGCTGCTCGAAGGCGGGCTCGACTGGAAGGCCATGGGCCTGACGCCGCGCGACATGGATTTCATGGAAGCCAGAAACGGCGCGGCGCGCGACATCGCGCTCGCCTTCGGCGTGCCGCCCATGCTGCTCGGCATTCCGGGGGATGCCACCTATGCCAACTACCAGGAAGCCAACCGCGCCTTTCTGCGCCTCACCGTGCTGCCGATGCTCGGCCGGCTGACGGGGGCGATCGGCGGGTGGCTCGCCGGCCATTTCGGAGAGCGGGCATTGAGGCTCGGCTTCGATCTCGACCGGGTGGAAGGGCTGTCCGCCGAGCGCGAGGCTTTGTGGTCGCGCGTCGGGGCGGCGGGCTTTCTCGACGAGAACGAGAAGCGCGAGGCGGTGGGCTACGGCCGGCGCGAAGGGAGGGAGGCATGAGTCTCGAAAACGATACGATGGCGGCCTTGTGGGGCGCGAAATTCGCCGGGGCGGCGGCGGGATCGGCGATTTCGGTCGCCTACCTCCTGCCGCAGGGGCGGCGGGAAGCGGCGATCCGCTTCATGATCGGGCTGGTGACGGGCTTGGTGTTCGGCGCGCCGGCGGGGCTGGCCATCGCCGAGCGGCTGACGATCGCGAGTCGGCTGGAACCGGGCGAACTCGTGGTGATGGGATCGGCGGCGGCGAGCCTTTGCGCCTGGTGGGCGCTCGGCATCCTGTCGCGCCTTGCCGCGACGATGTTCCGGCCGGGCGCGGAGGGCGGTCGATGAGGCCGAAGCTGGCGATAGAGGATGCGCAGCGCGGCGTGATCCGGGGCTATGCCAGCGTCTTCGGCGCGGCGGACCTTTCGGGCGACGAGGTGGCGCCGGGGGCATTCGCCGCCTCGCTCATGCGGCGCGGGGCGGAAGGGATCAAGATGCTCTGGCAGCACGATCCGGGGCGGCCGATCGGTGTCTGGACGCGGGTGCTGGAAGACCGGATCGGGCTTTATGCCGAAGGGCGGCTGGCGCTCGGCACGAGCGGCGGGCGGGACGCGCATGAACTGATCCTCGCGGGCGCTCTCGACGGCCTGTCCATCGGCTTTCGCACGGAGCGCGCCGAGCGGCCGGAGGCGCGGGGGCCGCGCGGCGTGAAGCGGCGGCTGACGCGCATCGACCTTTGGGAAATTTCCGTGGTGACGTTTCCGATGCAGGAACGCGCGCGGATCACCGAGCGGCGCGGCGGCGGCGGGGAAGGCGCGGCGGCGCTGCTCGCCGCCCGCATCATGAATGCGGCCGCAAGCCTCATGCCGGTGCCGGGTCCGCGCCCGGCCTGGAACAAAAGGTAAACAAGGAGAAAGCAATGAGCAATATGTCCATGAGCCCCGAAACCAAGGCCCGCACCGGCGAGGTGGACGACGCCTTCGACCAGTTCATGCGCGCCTTCGAGGAGTTCCGGGGCGAGAACGACCAGCGCTTGAGCGACATCGAAAAGCGCATGAGCGCCGATGTGGTGGCGGAAGAAAAGGTGGACCGCATCGGCAAGGCCCTGGACGAGCACGAGAAGCGGCTCCAGCGCCTCGCCTTGAAGGAGATGCGGCCGCGCCTCGGCGGGGGCGAGGCGGCGGAAACGGGGCCGAGCGAGCATCGCCACGCCTTCGAGGCCTATGTGCGGGGCGGCGACGAGCGGGGACTTCGCGGGCTGGAGGCTAAAGCGATGTCCGGGCTGATCGGGTCCGATGGCGGCTTCGTGGTGCCGCCGGAAACAGAAAAGGAGATCGGCCGGCGTTTGGCGTCCTTGTCGCCGATCCGCTCCATCGCGACGGTGCGCACGGTCTCGACGGCGGTTCTGAAGAAGCCTTTCGCCATCACCGGGGCGCAGGCCGGATGGGTGGGCGAGGCCGATGCGCGGCCGCAGACCAACACGCCCTCGCTCACTGAGCTCAGCTACCCGACCATGGAACTCTACGCCATGCCGGCGGCGACCAACGCGCTTCTCGACGACGCGGCGGTGGATATCGACCAGTGGATCGGCGAGGAGGTGGAACAGTCCTTCGCGGCGCAGGAGGGCGCAGCCTTCGTTTCGGGCGACGGGGTGAACAAGCCGAAGGGCTTCATGACCGCGGCGACGGTGGCGGAAGCCAACTGGAGCTGGGGCAAGGTCGGAACCGTCGCGACGGGGGCATCCGGCAACTTCTCGGCGGCGGCGGGAAGCGATGCGCTGATCGAACTGATCTATGCGCTGAAAAGCGGCTATCGCCAGAATGCCAGCTTCGTGATGAACCGGCGGACGCAGAGCGCCATCCGCAAGATGAAGGATGCGGAAGGCAACTATCTCTGGCATCCGCCGGCCAATGCCGACGGGCGCGCGACGCTTCTCGGCTTCCCGGTGGTGGAAACGGAGAACATGCCGGACATGGCGCCGGACGCCAAGGCAGTCGCCTTCGGCGATTTCGCCCGCTTCTATCTCGTGGTCGACCGGCAGGGCGTGCGCGTGTTGCGCGATCCCTATTCCGCCAAGCCCTACGTTCTTTTCTACACCACCAAGCGCGTCGGCGGCGGCATCCAGAACTTCGACGCGGCCAAATACCTGACTTTCTCCGCCTGATCGGTTTTCGGCAAGCGATGGCATGGGGCCGGGCGGAAGCGTCCGGCCCTTCTTACGTTCGAATGGAGGGGTTGCGATGGAATGGACGGAGATCGGCGAGATCGCGGCCGAGCCGGTTTCGGTTGCCGAAGCGAAGGCCTGGTGCCGGATCGAGCGGAGCGACGAGGACGGGCTGATCGCCGGCCTCATCCGCGCGGCGCGCGAAACGGTGGAGCGCGAAACGGGGCTGGTGCTGGCGCGGCGGGAGTTTCGGCTTGCGCTGACTGCCGTGCCGCGTGACCGGCGCGTGGTGTCGCCCGTTCGGCCGCTCGCTTCCGTGAGTGCGATCAGGGTGCGACGGTTGGGCGGGGATTGGCACAGCGTTCCGCCCGGCGAGGCGGTGGCGGAGCGTTTCGGCGGGGTGGAGGCGCTGCGTTTCTCGGAGATGGTCGCGATCCTCGGGGAGGGCGGGGTGGAGATCGACCTCTCGGCAGGCTTTGCGCCCGGCAAGGCGCCCGAGACCTTGCGGCATGCGGTGATGCGGATCGTGGCGGCGGGGTATGAGAGCCGGGCGCCGGGAGCGGCGATGCCGGCGGCGGCGCGGGACGCGATCGCAGCCTATCGCGAGGTGCGGATCTAGATGGCGCTGTTGTTCATCGATCCGGGGCTTCTCAACAAGCGCGCTTCGCTGCAGGTGGCGGAGCGCCAGCCGGACGGGCTCGGCGGGGGTGTGGTCTCGTGGCGCGAAGTCGCGGAAGTATCCCTCCATGTCGAGCCGCTGGTGACGCGGCCGATCGAGCGCTTCGACCGGCGGGAAGCGACGATCACCCATCGCGTCATCTGCCGCAAACGCGGCGATGTGGACCGGGGCATGGGATTCGCGCTGGGTGCGCGAAGGCTGATCGTTCGCTCGGTTCACGACCCGGACGAAAGCGGACGCTGGCTTGTTTGCCGCTGCGAGGAAGAGGCGTGATGCGGTTGATCGCCAAGCTTTCCGCCAAGCGCGGAGACCGGGAAGCGCTGATGCGGCGGCTGGAGCGATTGGCCCTGGAGCGGCGGGAAGACGGGCGGCTCGGGCGGCTGCCCGCGTCCTCCATGCTGCGTCAGAACGATGGGGGTGGCTCCGCTTCGCTCACGTTGTCGCGAAGTGGGTCGGTCGGCGCGGAAATCGATTAACCGTGCCGTTTTCACGCCGCATTTCAATTCATCTCATGGCGTGAAAGCCAGAAAGGAGAGTCCCATGTTCGCGGCGAGTGCCGAGTTGCAGAAGTCCGTTTTCAAGGCCTTGGCGAGCGATGCCGCGATCACCTCGCTGCTCGGCGGGCCGAAGATCTTCGACGATGCGCCGGAGCGGGTGTCCTTTCCGTATCTGACGCTCGGCCGCTCTACGGTGATGGACTGGTCGACGGGCACGGAGGACGGCGCCGAGCATATCCTGACGCTCCACGTTTGGGGCCGGGGCGGCGGCAAGGCGGAAACCTATGCGATCATGCACGAGGTGACGACGAAGCTGCACGACGCGCATCTGCCGGTGGATGGGCATCGCCTCGTCAACCTCCAGCTTCAGTTCGCCGAAGCGCGGCGCGAGCCGGACTCGCCGAACTTCCACGGCATCCTGCGCTTTCGCGCGGTGACGGAGCCGGTCGCTTAAAACGGCAACCAGTTTTTGCATGAACGAAGGGCGGTCCGGTGGGCCGCCCTTTTCTTTTGAACCCATGGGGAAAGGCGAGCGGATGGGCGCGCAAAAAGGCAAGGACCTGCTTCTGAAACTGGATATGGGGGCGGGGTTTCAGACCGTCGCGGGGCTGCGCACCAAGCGCATCGCCTTCAATGCGGAGACGGTGGAGATCACCGACGCGGAAAGCGCCGGGCGCTGGCGCGAGCTTCTGGGCGGGGCGGGCGTGCAGCGCGCGTCGATCTCCGGGACGGGCATCTTCAAGGATGCCGCCTCGGACGCCGCGATCCGCCAGCTTTTCTTCGAAGGAAGGATCGCCGTCTTCGAGATGACCGTGCCCGATTTCGGAAGGATCGCCGGGCCGTTCCAGGTGACGGCGCTGGAATACAGCGGCGAGCACAATGGCGAGGTGACGTTTGAGGCGGCGCTGGAATCCGCCGGCGCGCTGGCCTTCGCGGCGATCTGAGCGATGGCGGCGAACAGGCGGCGCGGCGAGGTGGAGGCCGTGATCGACGGACGGGCGCGGGTGCTGTGCCTGACGCTCGGGGCGCTGGCGGAACTGGAAAGCGCGTTCGGGGCGGAAGACCTCGGGGACCTGACCCGGCGCTTCGGCTCCGGCGCGCTTTCGGCGCGCGACATCATCAGCGTGGTGGCGGCCGGGCTTCGCGGGGCGGGCGAAAGCGTGGACGAGGCCGAGGTCGCCGCCATGCGCTTCGAGCACGGCATGGCGGGGGCGGCGGCGTTGGTGGCCGATCTCCTGGGCGCGGCCTTCGGCGAGGCTCGGCCCGCAAACCCTTGAAAGCCGCGCCGGAAGCGCATGCCCCTTCCGGCGCGGCGACGGCTTTTCCATGGGACGAGGCGATGTCGACGGCTTTCGGGGTGCTCCGGCTTTCGTCCGCCGACTTCTGGCGCATGACGCCCCGCGAATTTGCCCGCGCGCTCGCGCCCTTTGTCGGCGAGGCGTCGGAAGCCCCGACGCGCGCTGCCTTCGAGGCGCTGGCGACACGCTTTCCCGATTGATCCCTGGAGACGAGAATGACGGCGGACGAGACGGTGACGGTCGCAATACAGGCCGACACGAACGCCTTCGACAAGGCGATGACCGACATGACGGCGAAGGCGAGTTCATTCGGCTCGGCCTTCAATACGGCCTTGCGCGGGGCCGTTTCGGGCGGGCAGTCGCTGGACGGGGTGCTGAGGCAGTTGGCGCTTCGCATCTCATCCATTGCGCTCGGCGCGGCGTTGAAGCCCGTTTCGGATGTGGCGGGATCGCTCGTGGGGCAGGTGGCGGGCGGGCTCGGCGCGGCTTTGGGAGGGGGCGCGAAGGTCGTGCCCTTCGCCAAGGGCGGGGTCGTGGCGAGCCCGAGTTATTTCCCGAACGGTCGGCAGATCGGGCTGATGGGCGAGGCGGGGGCGGAAGCGATCCTGCCGTTGAAGCGCGGCGCGGACGGAACGCTCGGCGTGGCGGCGGGCGGGGGCCGGGCCGCGCCCTCGATCACCTTCAACGTGACGGCGAGCGATGCGGCGAGCTTCCGCCGCTCCGAAGCGCAGATCCAGGCGATGCTCGCGCGGGCCGCGACGCGCGGACAAAGGGGACTTTGATGGCGCCTTTCAGCGAGGAGTGCTTTCCCTTGCGCGTGGCGCTCGGCACGAGCGGCGGGCCTGAACGGCGGATCGAGGTGGTGCGGCTTTCCACCGGCTACGAGACGCGCAACCAGCGGCACGCCCATGCCTTCCGGCGCTACGACGCTGGGTCGGGGGTGAAGCGCCTCGCCGATCTTGCCGCCGTCCTCGCCTTTTTCGAGGCGAGGCGCGGCAGGCTCGTCGGCTTTCGTTTCCGCGACCCGTTCGAAAACCGCTCGTCCGCTTATGGAAAGCCGGTGACCGCGCTGGATCAACCGATCGGCACCGGCGACGGGCAGACCAGGGTCTTCGCGCTGAGGAAGACCTACGGCGCGGGCGCGGATGCCTATGCGCGGCCGATCGCCAAGCCGGTGGCGGGAACCTTGAAAGTCGCCGTGGCGGGTGTGGCGCTGGGCGCTGGTGTCTCGCTCGATCCCGCGACGGGCCTCGTGAGTTTCGCGGCCGCGCCGAAGGCGGGGGCGGCGATCAGCGCCGGCTTCGAGTTCGACGTGCCGGTGCGCTTCGATCTCGACCAGCTCGTCCTCAACGTCGCCGCCTTCGAGGCCGGCGAAATTCCGTCGATCCCGCTCGTGGAGGTGCGCCCGTGAGACCATTGCCGGAAGGTTTGAAGGCTCATCTTGCGGGCCGAACGACGAGCTTGTGCCGGTGCTGGCGTTTGACGCGCCGCGACGGGCGGGTCTTCGGCTTCACCGATCACGACGAGCCGATCCGCTTCGACGGCACTTCCTTCGAGGCGGCGAGCGGGCTGGCGGCGAGCGAGGCCGAGGCGGAAGCGGGGTTGGCGGCCGGAACGCAGGAGATCGACGGCGCGCTGTCGTCTCTGTCGATCGAGGAAAAGGACATCGCGGCCGGACGCTTCGACGGGGCGCGGGTGGAAAGCTTTCTCGTCAACTGGCGGGAGCCGGCCGAGCGGGTCGTTCTGGATGTCGCGGAACTCGGCGAGGTGCGGCGGACGGGGTCGGCCTTCACGGCGGAACTTCGGGGCATGGAAGCGCAGCTCGACCGGCTGCGCGGCCGGCTCTACCGCCGGCGATGCGATGCGCGATTCGGCGACGAGCGTTGCGGGATCAGCGGCGCGGAGGCCCGGTTCCGGGTCGCGGCGACCGTCGTGGAGGTGGAGAAGAGCGGGGCGGTGGTGCTTGGCCTTCCGGGGCCGGTCGATCTTGGGCTGTTCGAGCCGGGGCGGATCGCTTGGACGAGCGGCGAGGGGCAGGGGCTGTTTTCCGATATCGCGGCGCTCAGTGATGCGGGCGGCGGGAGGCTGCGGGCGGTGCCGCTCGGCGGCGTCGGCTTCGCGGTATCCATCGGCGACACGGTGCGGCTCCATGCCGGCTGCGACAAGTCTTTCGCGAGTTGCAAGGCGAGGTTCCGCAATGGCGTGAACTTCCGGGGTTTTCCGCATCTGCCGGGCAACGACGCGGCGCTGGCGGTCGCCAAGGGGGACGGTCGCCACGACGGCGGGCCGGTGGTGCCATGAGCGCGGCGCGGCTTTGCGCGCTCCTGGTGGCGCGCGGCTTTCTCGGCACGCCTTACCGGCACCAGGGCTCGCGGCGCGGCGTCGGCTGCGATTGCCTCGGGCTCGTGCGCGGCGTGTTTCGCGACGTCTACGGCAAGGAGCCGGAAGAGCCGGGGGCTTACTCGCCGGATTGGGCGGAGCGGGGCGGCGGTGAGCGGCTGCTGACGGCGGCCGGACGCCACCTTCTGCCGATCGACATGGACGAGGCGTTGCCCGGCGACGTCGTTCTGTTTCGCTGGCGGCCGGACGGACCGGCCCGCCATTGCGGCATTCTCGACGAGGGGAACCGCGTGATCCACGCCTATGGCGGGATGACGGTCGTGTCCTCGCCTCTCACCCCTCAATGGGCGCGGCGCATTGCCGGCGCCTTTCGGTTTCCGGAGCGCTGACCCATGGCGACGATCCTTCTGCAGGCGGCGGGCGGCGCGCTCGGCACGCTGATCGGCGGTCCGGTGGGCGGCGTTCTCGGCCGGGCGCTCGGCGCGATCGGCGGCTCGGCGATCGACAACGGGCTTTTCGCGCGGGGGCGCAAGGTCGAGGGCGCTCGCCTCGCCGCTTCGCGCATCCAGAATGCCGACGAGGGCGCGAGCGTCGCACGCGTTTACGGCACGGCGCGCGTTTCGGGGCAGGTGATCTGGACGACGCGCTTCGAGGAAGCGGCGAGAACCGAGCGGCAAGGGGGCAAGGGAGGGGGCGGGGGAGCCAGCGTCACGACCTACTCATATTTCGGCAATGTCGCGGTGGGCCTCTGCGAAGGACCGATCGCGGCGGTGCGTCGCGTTTGGGCCGATGGCGAGGAAATCGATCTGACCGGCGTCACCATGCGCCTTCATCGCGGCGACGAGAGCCAGATGCCCGATCCCTTGATCGAGGCGAAGCAGGGGGCGGGCAACGCGCCGGCCTATCGCGGGCTTGCCTATGTCGTCTTCGAGCGGCTGGCGCTGGAGCGCTGGGGCAACCGCATTCCGCAATTCTCTTTCGAGGTGCTGCGGCCGATCGGGGCGTTGGAAGCGGGGCTCCGGGCCGTTGCCGTGATTCCGGGGGCGAGCGAGCACGGGCTCGATCCGCGCACCGTGCGCGAAAGGATAGCGAAGGGAACGGACAAGAGCCTGAATCGCAACGTGCTTCATGGGTCGAGCGATTTCGACGCTTCGCTCGACGAGTTGACGGCGCTCTGCCCGAAGCTGGAACGGGCGGCGCTGGTGGTGTCGTGGTTCGGTGACGATCTCGACGCGGGCCGATGCACGATCCGTCCGGGCGTCGAAGCGCGGGTGCGCGACGAGACGGAAGGCTGGCGGGTCGGGCCGACGGGGCGCGATCATGCGCGGCTGATCTCGTGGAGCGGCGGCGGGCCGGCCTATGGCGGGACGCCGAGCGATGCCGGGGTCGTGCGTGCCCTTCGCGACATGGCGGCGCGCGGGCTGAAGGTGACGTTCTATCCCTTCGTGCTGATGGACGTTCCGGCCGACAACAAGCTCGCCGACCCTTATGGGGCCGAGCGGCAGGCGAGCTATCCTTGGCGCGGACGCATCACGCTTCGCGTCGCGACCGGACGTGCGGGCTCGCCGGATGGGACGGCCGAAGCGGAGGAGGCGGTGCGGCGCTTCGTCGGGACGGCGAGGCCGGAGCATTTCCGCATCGAGAACGGAGAGGTGCGCTACAACGGACCGGCGGAATGGTCGTATCGCCGGATGGTACTGCATCAGGCGCATCTGGCGAAGCTCGCGGGCGGCGTCGACGCCTTCGTGATCGGCTCCGAGCTTCGCGGGCTGACGCGGGTGAGGGAGAGCGGCGGCGTTTTTCCCTTCGTGTCGGCGCTCGGCGAACTCGCCGCCGATGTGGCGCGGGTGCTGCCCGGAGCCAAGCTCACCTACGCGGCCGACTGGAGCGAATATTTCGGTTATCGGCCGGAAGACGGGTCCGGCGACGTGTTCTTCAACCTCGATCCGCTTTGGGCGCATCCCGCGATCCACATGGTCGGCATCGACAACTATCTGAGCCTCGCGGACTGGCGGGATGGGGACGAGGGATCGCCCTATGACCTAGAAGCTCTGCGGGGCGGCATCGCGGGCGGCGAGAACCACGACTGGTTCTATCGGAGCGAAGAGGACCGGCGGAGCCGGCGTCGCACGCCGATCACCGACGGGCTTGGCAAGCCCTGGACGTTTCGCGCCAAGGACATCCGGGGCTGGTGGGAGAACCGGCATTTCGAACGGCGCGGCGGGGGGGAACTCGGCACTCCAACGCCGTGGGAGCCGCGCTCGAAACCGATCTGGTTCACCGAGCTTGGCTGTCCGGCGGTGGACAAGGGGGCGAACCAGCCGAACGTCTTCGTGGACCCGAAATCGTCGGAAAGCTTCGTGCCGCATTTCTCGACGGGCGCGCGCGACGATCTGATGCAACGGCGTTTTCTGGAAGCGCATTTGAGCTTCTGGGACCCGGCCGCGCCGGGCTTTCGGGATGCGGACAACCCCGTTTCGCCGAACTATGGCGGCCGGATGGTGGAGCCTTCCGCGATCCATCTCTGGGCCTGGGACGCGCGGCCCTTTCCCGCCTTTCCCGCGCGCACCGACCTTTGGAGCGACGGCGGCAACTGGCGGCTGGGCCATTGGTTGACAGGGCGGCTGGGGCAGGCGCCGGTCGATGCGCTGATACGGGTGCTCTTGTCCGACCACGGCTTCGCCAACGTGGATGCGACGGGCGTCGATGCCTTGCTGACGGGTTATGTGTCGTCCGGCGGGGCATCCGCGCGTGCCGAACTGGAAGCCGTCATGCGGCTTTGCGGCGTCGTTTCCCGGTCTGAGGGCGGGCGGCTCGTGTTTCGCTCGGTCGGAGCGCTTGGAGCCGATGCGAAGGTCGATGTCCTCGCCGAGCCGGATGACGGGCGCATCGCCCTGGACCGTCGGCGCGGCGAGGAAAGCGAGGTCGTGAAGGAAGTCGTGGTCGGCTTCACCGATGCCGGCCGAGCCTATCAAAGCGGCGCGGCGGAAGCGTCGCGCCCCGACCGTCCGTATCCGAGGCAAGATCGTGTCGAGGCCCCGGCGGTGCTGGAGGAGGAAGCGGCGCGTCGCTTCGCGGCCTCGATCCTGGCGCGGGCGATGGCGGGGCAGGAAAGCCTCAGCTTCGAACTGCCGCCGACGAACGTCGAACTTGAAGCCGGCGATTGCGTCGAGATCGCGGATGCGCCGGGGCGGTGGCTCGTGTCGCGGATCGAAAGCGGAGAAACGCTGCGGGTGGAAGCGCGCCGATTGCCGGCCGCCGGCGCGACGGCGGGGCGGGAAGGGAGTGGGGCGGGGACGCTCCTCTCCTCAGCCCCGGTCTTCGCGTCCCGGCCGCTGACCCTGTTTCTCGATCTGCCGCAAGGCGCGGCGACGAGCGCGGAAGGCCCGGCGCGGTTTGCGGCCTTTGCCGAGCCGTTCCTGCCCTTGGCCGTGGAGGCTTCCGCTTCGGGCGGTCCGTTCGAGAGGCGGTTGATCGCCGAGCAGCCCGCGACGGTGGGCGAACTCGTTCGGGCAATGCCGCTTGGTCGCGAAGGGGTTTTCCAGCCGAATGCTTCGATGGAGGTTCGGCTTTATCGCGGCGCGCTGTTCTCGATCGGGATGGGGGAGCTTCTGGCGGGCGGCAATCTCTGCGCGGTGCAGGCGCCGGGTGGCGAATGGGAGGTGGTGCAGTTCGCCACGGCCGAGGAGGTCGCGCCGATGCGCTTCCGTTTGACCGGCCTCGTGCGGGGGCTCGGCGGCACGGAAGGGTCGATGGCGGCGGGCGCGGGGACGGGAGCAAGCTTCGTGCTTCTGGGGGCGGGCTGCGAGCCGATCGGCCTGAAGCCCGGCGAGATCGGGGCGGAGCTTCAATGGCGCGTCGCGCCGCTCGGCCGGCCTTTCGATGATCCGGCGGTGGTGACGCAGACCGTGACGCTCGGCCGGCGCGCATTGAAGCCGCTGTCGCCCGTTCACTTGGCTTGCGGCTTCCGGGCCGATGGCGGTCTCGCCTTGTCCTGGGTCCGCCGCACGCGGCTTTCCGGCGATGGCTGGGACGGGCTCGACGTGCCGCTCGGCGAGGAGATCGAGCGTTATCGCCTGCGGATCGTGGCGCCCGATGGGCGGGAACTCGTGATCGAAAGCGGATCGCCCGCGCTCGCCGTATCCGCGGCCGAGCAGGTGACGGCCTTCGGCGGTCTTCCACCCCGGATCGAGGTCGGGGTGGCGCAGTTCGGTCTCCTTTACGGGGCCGGAACGGAACGGCGGGCCGCTTTCGAGCGCCCGCCCGCCGTCAACTGAAACAACAGGAGAGAGTCATGGACGACAACAAGCTCTGGTACGAGTCGAAGACGATCTGGGGCGGTCTCGTCGCGCTGGCCGCGGCGGTGGCGGGGCTGGTCGGTTTCAACCTGGACCCCCAAGCCCATGCCGATCTGGCGGCGGCCATTCCGAACGTCGTGGCGGCCGTCGGCGCGGTGATCTCGATCCTCGGCCGTCTCGACGCCCGGTCGCGGATCGGCTGAGGGCTGCTGAGCGGAAGGCTCGACAAAAGGCCCCATTCATGCGCTGTTCACGGCGTATCGGCGAGAACGTGGCCGTTGCCCATGAACGGAAGCCCCATGCCGCTCCGCCCGCTGATCCTGAGCTTATCGGTCGTCGTTTCGACGGCGGCCGGCGCGCTTGCCGTCGAGGACGCCGTGCCGGCCGCCTTCGACGGCGGCTCGCCCAAAGCGGCCGCCATTGGCGCGCGCCGGCTGGCGGCCGCGGCCGACTGCGCGGGCGCTGCGGCGGAAGCGGCGGCGCGCACCGGCGGCCGCGTCCTGTCCGTGTCGAGCCGCAGCGACGGGGGACGGGTGGTCTGCGTCGTCACGCTTCTCGTGCCGGCCGACCAGGGCGGTCGGCCGCGCAAGCAGACCGTCGTGATCCCCCAATAG